CAGAATCATCCGAAGCTTTCCCTTCTGGCTGTCCGTCATCATTCTTACCCTCGACATCTGATTTTTCTGAGTCATCAGTATTACTTTCTTGCGAATTTAGTGATTCTTTTTCTTGTGAAGAATCTGTCTGCTCGTTCTGCGGTTCCTCATTCCATGTGGATTCCGCAAACGGATTGAATTCATTTGAAGTCATAGATTTGTTTTTATTTAATTACCCAATTATTGCTCTTGTTCTTGCTCTTGCTCGGCTTCAGCCTCTTGCTGTGCAGCCATCTGCTGTTGCATAGCAATAGCCCTAGCTTCTTGAGCTTGGAAGTAGTTGTCTACTATTTTTTGAAGTTCTGGAGTCAAAGGCTTATCCATTTCGTAGGATTTCTTTAGGATATCCATAACGAACATCTGCATATCACTCTCTGCTCTCATAGCCTGTTCAGTCTTAACAGTATTCACTTTGTATTCACCCTGAATCTGCTCTAATTGAGCATCCATCTGAGCTTTCAACTGTAGTGACTCCTGCTGTGACTGAGCATTCATTTGACTATTCTGCATAGCCTGTTCTTGTGCCTCCTTCTGCTTCTTCTTCGTAGCTCTTGACAAATATAGTTCACCTAGCTTAATATTCTTAATATTTCTAATATTAAATGCAGTTTCAAAGTCAATTTGACCAGAAGATAGAGCCGTTTGAACCATTCCCTCTAAATATTGTCTGTAGTCGTCATCTGGCAACATATCAACCTTGATATCAAAATACCTACCAGTTATGTTCGCCTTTACCACCTTGGCGTATTCAGCAACCCTATAATTAACAGCATCAGCTAAAAGGATACCGCATTTCATCATCGTATTCTCAATGATGTTGATATACGAGTCATAAATAAAGTCCGTTGCATTATTAGATGCAGCTATACCAGCCTGAAGCTGTTTGTTACCAAGACGAGGATTTATACCAGCCCCATCTCTTAGCTCATTGATACCAGTCTCCTCACGAAGCCTATTAAGGTAATAGTTGAAGATATTAATAAGCTCTTGTAACTGCTGAACGCTTCCGCTATTCGCAATCTCTGCGATAGGAGAACCAGCTCTTTGACCCTCTTCGGTCATTGAACGATAGTATATATTACCAGTTTGGTCGTAAATCTTTTGAATCTCAAGTGGAGAAATAGACTTACCCTCTCCGAGAGAGATATTCTGCAAACCGTCAACATCAATGATAAGACCAGCGGGTCTCATCTTAGCTACAATTTGCTGAATCTTCATATGAGTTAAAGTCATCTGACGGATAGAGGTTTCCATCCTTTGAATCATTGGAAGATTATTCAGCTCGTAATTGTCTGGCATGAAGATGGAATAACTGAAGTAAGCTTCTGCCATTTTCTCTGGCATAGAAGGCTTAATCATATTCTGTTGCTTCTTCCAATCAAGCATAATGCCACTATTCATCACATACGCACCCTCGTAGATAACAAAGATTTTCTTATCAATCATCTCCTTATTATCACCAATCTTTTCTGGTGCATTTTCCTTCTTATCAACAACGATAGAGCCATTGGATGTCTTCTTAACTTGATACAACAAGTTATCTATTGTCTTTAACTCAAATTGAAGTACATCAACTGTAAGCTCATCATATGGTCTAGTATCTGAATAACGATATTTCTCATCCCATCTGCTTACTGTATTTCTAGCCTTTACTTTCTGAGAAATCTCAAAAAACAACTGCTCATCAACTTCTGGGTATAAAACACGAAGCTCGCTTATCTTCATTGGAGTTACCTCACCGATAAAGGAGCTATCTCTAAAGTCATCATATTCAGAGAAGGAGTACACCATGTTTTGAGGTATACATCTCTTAATCTTAATCTTTCCGTTGCTGTCCATGATAGACTTGGTGGCAGCATATCCGGCAGTTATAATATCAAAAATCAGCCTTCTTTTTACCACGTTTGAAGAGTTGCTATCTAATACATATTGCAATCCTTCTTCAAAGAAAATCTCTTCCGGCAAACGATGCTCAAGCTCAAAATACAACTTAAGGTCATCATTATCTTCTGGAGTATATTCTTGCTCGTTTGTTAGCTTTAGGTTCAATTGCTGTTCTAGGCTGGAAATGAAATCCTTGTTTTCCATCCTAAACTTAGCGTCAGCCATCTCATTAAACCTCTGCTTAACGGAGATAGGGTCGATAGCTGAAACTCTTGGAGTTTCCTGTCTTTTCATTAAGCTACCCACAATAACCTCTACAAACTTTGGTGCGATGGGTGGTGGAGTGGTATCCAGATTGATATACACATCCTTACCATCAATATTCATTTGAGATAGGTACTCCTGCATGGGTTGTTTACCCATAGCAAACTTTACGTTTTTTTCTATACGTTTATTCCTATCAGTATAGTATTGCCCAGCAAAGTGGGCTTCAATATGTTTAGCTATCTTTAGCCCAAAGTCCTTGCTTTTCTTCTTGTTAGAAGGTGCAGCGTGGAAATTGAGCAATGCGTTTGAATTAGACATTACATCCCTTTAGTGTACAAAGATATTACAAATTAAGCTTAAATTTTTGTATCATGAGCACTTTCGGCTTAGACTCCTCCACGACCCTATGTTCTACCATACCCAAAAGACTAATCATAAAGCTTACCGTTCTATCAAAGATAGTTCTATTCATGTGGTCATAAACCAGAAGCTCCTCCAGTAATTCTTTATAATAAATCTTATGACAATGGTTTTCAATAAACTGAATAGCAAGTTCTAGCTGTTGGCTCATCGCAAATGGGTCAGAACTCTTTACGCCCCACTCTTTTGTCTTTTGACCTTCCCTTCCCGGCTTGATGGCGGAGCTAGGAGTCTTGCTCATGTAATTAATCAACTTATTCTCTAAGGCTATCCTAACCACGTCATCCCCGGCATCAAGCTCGTACACCAACTTACATCCATAATAAACCGCAGCTTTCAGCATTTCCTCATCAAACATACTTTTCAGCTTTGGTCTTCCGTAAAAATGACCTATCGGCATACCCGTATTTTCTGGGTCTGTGGTATTGTACTTCTTGCAAATCCAAGCACTACCCATAGAACTATACTTTGAACTAGCCATAGAGTTTCTAAAAGGGTCAACACCTATGGTGTAGATTGGTGTATTCCCCGGTACCCTACCCCTATCTCCAACCTGTGACATATTCTCAACAGTTGGTAGCTCAAGTATATGCCACATCCCTTCAGATGAGTCCTGAAAATAAACATCCCCACCCTTATGCCCATCCTTCCAGAAGAAGCTACCTTTCCTCATCCTTACAGGATTCTCTGACAAGAAGTTTATCTGTTCGTATATCTTGTCGCTATTGAAATAGCACTTCTTAGCATCTATCTTAAATGCCTCTTCAACAGAGAATGGGTTCATCCGTATTTCTTCGGAAAGTGCTGTAGGGTCTTTAATAATCTCTCTTTGTTTTAGTAGAAAATCCTTTGCACCCATCTGTATATCCACCCCAAACTTCTTCTTTATATACTGCTTCTGCCTTTCTGTTGGGTTGTCTATAATAGACATCCCGTACTCATCTATAAATCCCTCATACCCGTCATAGGCTGGGGTAAAGTATTGGAATAATCCAGTAGCCGTAATATCTTGACCTAGATGGTCTGAGCCATCAAAAAGTTCCTTGAACTCTATACCACCATTCTCTGAGTCGTTTACCGTAGATGGTATTACCGCAAATCCAACCTTAATCATACCCCTCGTTAGCGTTTTTCTTACGATGGGCCAGTATTTATTGATTGGTACGTCTTTGGGCCACTTACCTCCCTCATCTATCAATATCGCAGTAATCCTACCTGAGTCATACGAGTTTAAAGCTGTTGCACGGTAATCAATAACAGACTCAAGACCCATGTCATCATCAAACACTTTTCCCTTAGTCCTTACAACGGTCTTGTTCTTTTTCTTTGGAGGAGAGAATACGAGGCTCGTCTTAGAGGTCTCATCCTCTATAGAAGGTTTTAGAAATACTGGTAGGTTCTTGTATCCCCATACAATCATCTTCTGAAACACATCCCTAGCATCTGGGTTACCAGTCTTACTCACTATACCGCAGTTAGACTTAGGTCGCATAATAGCCTTATACACTAATGCACAAGCCTCTTGAGATGTAGCACCCTCCCTTCGTTTCTTTATTCTTATGATACCAAAGCATTGGGGTAAAGCCTCACAATGATTTCTGAATAAAAACCATCTTCTGTCTGCATCCCTATAATCTGGCTTACCGCCATCTTCAAGCGTCCAGTAATTAAGATAGAAGTAGTGTAGACCAGTTATATATGTTGGTTCCCCGTTATTATAGAACCAATATCCGTTCCTTATTTTTTCGTATTCGTTCTTAACAAAAGAAGCTTGACTGTCTGTATAAATAGGTATCCCCTCAGAATCAAACTCCAAAGAAGAAAAGTCATCCGGAACTGAAATTCTAACAAATTTTTGCTCATCCCTTTTGGTCGAGTTTTTGAATACATTCCTTTCTTCAGGAAGTTCAATTTTGGTGCCATATATCTCTAT